TGCAAACCGCCATGTGTAGCCTCCGTCCGTACGTCATCCACGAACTGTGAAACAGCCACATAACCAGCGTTGCGCCCCTCATCGTTGTCGGACACAGCCGCATTGGACAGGATACCAGCCACCTTGGTTGCGCTATTCGACAGAGAGCGTCCCTCTTGGCCAGAAGTGGCAAACTCCTTATAGACCAGAGTAGCCCCGCTATCGAAGAACACCGTGGTATTGTGTATCGGCAAATTGTCTGCTGTAACCGCCGTGTCACCCTCTTTGAATACATCCACGGTGATGTACAAGCTCGTACCTGACCCACTATGCAACTCTGTGGTAGCCGTCGATGGGTAAACCCCCGGCGTGTAGCCATCACTATTATTGATCCTGAAAGTGTGGTAAGCCTCAAACGGTTTGTTGAACATCATGTTCATTGAGATGGGCTTCAACTCTACCATGGGTTCCTGCGTACTGTACGCCTTGGTATCCATGCGACCCATAGCAAACTCTGTGCTGCCATAAAGGTGCTTAACCCATAAGGACTTGCTGCTGGGATCGTCCGTAACTGCAAACAAATCCTTGCTGCCTGCCGTTGTAACACCTGTAGCCATAGCCCGTATAGGCGTACAGAATGTATTCGCATCAAAAACACCTATCGTAGCTACCGCCCCATCCTGCCACGTAGCCCCTGTCTTGCTGGATTCCTGCCGGTCAAGGCTCACAAACTTCTTGGTGGCCATATCATAGACCACGGTAAGATACTGCTCAGGTAAATTCGTTAACACATGGAAGAGTGCATAACCATCGTGTACTATGGCACATTGGAAAGAGCCATCCTGTGCTACATCCTTAAACACATCAGAGATCGGCAGCGAAAAGATAATGTCCCTTGCGAGAGTTTCCGCCTGTTGTACAGCGTTGAAAGATCGTATCCCGTGCCTGTCAATGAAAGCTGTGTCGCCCAACAGGTCTACAACTGAGTTCTGATTCACCGGCCCTGTGCTAAACAAAAACTTCTTGGTGAAGGTTGGCTCACCGAAAATCGTATTCACCGTGTCAGGCTTGACGGAGTAGCTTGAGTTAAACGCACCGACGAAGAGTTCCTCTGTATTTAGAGATTTGAGGCAGGTTATGGGATCGTTGCTGACTGTGTAGGCTACGGCCTCGACACCGCCTATAGATTCCTTGGCGTGTATCTTACCCCCGTCCTCATTTACAGGAACCATGAAATCCAGAGGTCTACCACTAACACTATGGTAGAGTTTCGCCCCATCAGCAGATGCCACATACAACTTGCCACCGTGAAAAGCCATCTGCTTGCCTATCGGCACATACTCACGGAAACCCACAATACCCAGCTCGTCATCCTCAACACGTGCGACAGACAGAACCCCGCCGAGGGCAGTATCCCCAGCAGAGTTGGAGTCGTTAACCGTAAGCACACCCCCACCTGTAAACTTGATTACCGCGCCTGAGTTAATCTGTACCGGAGTGGCGTCCACGGTATACGTAGTTGAACCTGTGTCATAACCAGCCGCAAGATTTATCCTGACGAAGTTCGGCTGCCATTGATCGTAGCCCATCAACTGTCGGGCTGTAACCGTACTGTCTGCTGCTATCTCGATCAAATTGGGCCGGTTCGTACCATCCTGTACGACTATCCCTGCAACTGTTGGGGGTATCCGCTTGGTGTAGTCTGTCTGGCCACCTGCGCTGGCGTTGTCTGCCGAGACAGCTTTACCTGCAAAATTATCGTACGAAGGCGGAACGACTGCGGTAAATACAAATTCGGCAGTTTCCGCCAAGCGTATCGTACCCGTCCCTGTCGTGACACCGTTCGAGTACGTTGCGGGTTTTATGTGTGTGCTGGAGGTAGTCCAGACCGTCGTAAACGTATCGCTGTCCTTGGACTTCTTGAGGCAGATGCCGTCTACGAAAATGAAGAAGTACGGGTCTACGAAGATGATTCCCTGTACCCTAGGGTCTGTCGCACTATAGCCAGCAAGTGCATTGGTTGTATCGAACGCCTTCGCCTTCTTAACACACTCCACGGCATCGTGACGATTCCTAATGTTGTAGGCCAACCCGTACTCGTTAGTACTGAGTCTAGTGTCATCAACGCCAAGATTCATACCACCACCAAAAGATTGTTGTATGAAAGCTGCCATAGAGTTTACTGCCTTGAGGTTTTCGAGTATTTGTTAATGAGCGAGGTCGTAAGCTTGTCGTGCGGATGCTTATCGAACCTGACCTTCTGTCGCTGGCCACGCTGCAAATCCGAGTTGCGACGACCCATACTCCGAGAGGCCTTCTTGTCGTACAGCATGGCCTCCTCGATCTTGCCCTGCTCCTCCATATAAAGCTGCATCACCTTGTTCACGATGATGTTATCGTAACCATCCGCCGGGAACTCGTCGCTGTCCTTGCTAAGGTAAGGAAGCTTCTTCTTGTAGACCACCTCCAACGTGTGCGCGTCATCCTGCGCTGCGGTAGATTCCCACGGAAACTCACTAACATCCACGATCAAATACTGCGACTCCTTCTCGTTGTTGGGTATAACCGCAACTACGGTATCGTCTGACTCCTTGATACTGATGTCGTAAGTACAAACATCCGACTTGATGATAGACTCTATCGACGTAAACGTAGTAGAGAACGTATTACTTGTAGCGTCCATGTCTACGGTTTCCACGAAACGACTGGCATCCGAGCGTGTGCCTATAACCGTAAGCGAGATGTCCGTCATTGCCTGTGTTGCTGTGGCTTTCATGCTGGCAAAGCTTGAGGGAGTTACCTTGAAAGGTTCGTAGCCCTTAATACGCCACGTGCGATCATCCTGTTCCAAGGTGTTGTATGCGTAGCGTTCGGTAAGGTTGGACAGACTCCAAGGGTACTTACTTTCCTTCTCCCTCACGGCTCGGATAGAACTCACATCACTAGGCAAAGCTATTGTTTTGTTACCTTGAACGTAGAAAGAGTCCTCCACAAGGCTCCCAACCATATCAGACTCTTCGTAGAGTTCCTGCGCCCCTTCATTGAGGTAGCCCAGCATGATGGAACGCTGATGGTTGTCGTTGGGGTTAATCCCCAGCTTCTTACCTACCCTATCCAATATGTACGCTACACTCATCTTGCTGTTATTGCTGTCACAGACCCCTTGCTACGTGCTGTTAACGCAACCTTAGCCCCTTTGGCTTGCGCTGTCACCGCACTCACCGAGGCCTGCGTCCTTGCTGTTATTGCCACCGTAGCCATTACCTTCGCCTCTCTATCTCGTACTCAAGCTTGTTAATCGTCTTGAGTACCTCCCTTGTAAACTCAGGAGCCGCCTGTGCCGCCGCTGGAAACTGTGGGTGCATCATCAACCGATGACTGTTTTCCTTTTTCGTGCTTACGCAACTGCTCACCAGCAGCATCAATAGCAGCATCAACAGCGGCATCTTTAACAGAGAGCCTCTGCTGTGCTTGCTGTTCTCTAAGCATATCAACCGCATTGCCGAATAAATCTGCAAGCGCAGGAAACGCTTTAAGAATCGCTGCTATCAGACTCAGCACCTGTGTCTGATTTGACGCCTTTGCGTAGGAAAACGGCCAGCAACGAGGTAATGACGAGATTAAGCATCATCCCCAGTTCCATCTCACCGCTAAAGTACGCACCTACTGCAGCTAGAACACCGCCTGCTGCTGTTATATATGTTTTTTTACCCTTAAGCATATCTTGTCTTTTTTGTTCCTCGTTTTGGTTTCGTTGCCTTAGCTACTTTCTTGCCTTGGCGTTTAGCTGCTGCATTCGCAGCCCTTATACCCGCTGGGGTATACGCATAATGTTTTCCACCTACCTTTGGCATAGTCAGTTTTTCCTTAGCTGTTCCCGTATCTTTAACACAATGTAAATCAAAGTGGCCAGACTAACGCCAACCTTCAACAGTATATCAATCTCCAACATCCAGTTACCTAAACCTGTAACTGACGCAAGTGCAACTTTTAAGTCGTCAATGTTCATCCGCCCGGTGGTCTCCAGCCGGGGCCAGAAGGACTACCAAAGTAACCTATACGATCTGCCATAGAAGGCTGTGGCCCTTCAAAAGCTGGACTCATAGGCTTAGGCCCACGTGAAGGCCCAACTGCCCAAGGAGCAGAGGCCGCGCCTACACCATAGTCTACGTTACGAGGCGGCATACCATAACCCGCTATCTGCTGGCCTATCTGGTCTGCGCCTGTGTAGGGTTTTAAGTCTTGAGCTGGTCGTTGTGGCTGTGGCTGTCTTGTTGGCTGTTGTGCCGTTGGGCCAGAGGGACTCTGACCGTAGCCTGCATCGGGATCAGTAGTCTGGGTTGTTCTTGGCTGTTGCCTAGCGGGGTCTAGGCCTGTGGTTGCATTTCCCAGCAAACGTCGTACGCGCTCCAGCCAAGCCGGTGCTGGCCCCGGTGCTTGAAACGCAGCACCACGTGGCCCAGATGGACTGTTCAAAAGTGTTGCCCCGTACCTCCGGGGAGGAACCCAACCCATAGCCTCTGTGTAAGGCTGTAAATCCGGTACTTGTCTTTGCATCTGCGGAGCGTATGGCCCCGGCCCAGATGGACTTTGTTCGTACGCCTGTTCTCCTCGTCCAATGTCTCTGTAATCAGCTAGTGGCATTACTGTGTTTCCTTTCCTTCGTATTCTATGTCCATAAACGGAGTATCAATCTCCAACTTGCCGGGCAGACTCTTACAGCCTGCTCCAACAAAAATAACAGCTACACTAATCCCCACGATCATCAGAATTCTTGCCAATACGTTTTTTGGGGATACCCATGCACTTGTATAGCGAGGCGACTTCGACCCGTAACATTGCAATTTCCTTGGCGAGTTTGTTTGTTTCCCTGTCATGTCCATTCAGTTTGTCAATCAGTTTGACAATTATCGTATAAAGTTCCTTGATCTCACCCGACAGATTGCGGAGAACATAGAAGACAATCTTATACCCAAAAACCCCCGCCGCTGCTGCTGCAACAACAGGGAATCCCAGAGTTTGTATAAGATTTGCCGTGTCTGTACCCACATCTTATCCGCCAGATTCCTCCTTAGCTTCAGGCTCAACAGCAACAAAGCTGGCCGTCAACAAACTCATGAAGTGATTTCTACCACCATGAGCTTGATCCAAGTTGAAGCTGATCTGTCGAATCTTGTTCTCAAGATCGGCTACATGATTGAGTAACGTCACCTGTTCTTGTGACAAGTCCGCTACGTTATGTTCCTCACCGCTGATAACAACGGTCTGCTTCTCTGTTTCTTCTTTTTTAGCCATAGCCAAATTCTATCTTCTCGTTCTTCGCGAACCTAATGTGACAGCCTTTCTTTTGGGGGCAGCCTTTCTTTTGGGGGCAGGTTTGGGTGAAAGTCCTCTAGCCCAGTTAACACCTTTACCCAGTAGCTTACCAGCGCCGCGAGCAGCTTTCGTTTGTAGTGGGAGAGTTAACTTGTTTACAGCTTGCATTGGTATTCCACCGGGGTTCGTAGCAGCCCTAACAAACGGCGAGGCTTTCTTTACACCTTTCACTACTGCCTTTAAGCCTTTTTCAAGCTTCTTACGACCCGCTTCTGTTGGTTTCTTCCGTGGCCCCATTAACTTCTGGCCGCCTTTCATTCGCATTACTCGTCTTGCCATGATTTATGCCTCCAACGTCTTCACCCTCGCGCTTAACTCTTGCACCGCCTTAATCAGCGGCATCACCAAGTTGCCATATT